ACTGGGAATATTTCTTTGCCCTTATTTTGAAACCTTTAAAACTAAAGAGAAATGAAAACAAACTATGAACCACAGAGATCAGAAGTATCTCGCAAGGTAATTCAAAGCATAGGGACCTATGCTGTAAAGAATTTGAAAAGAACAAAAGTTAAACGTAGCACTTATGCTGGTATCATTCAGCGTTGTGTTCAAGATCTATCTACTTATGGTATCGAGGCTGATTAGAAAGAGGAGGCATGTACATGAGGTTCAGAAATTTCTGGACATGTTAATGATCGACAATGTAAACATGACGCTGCATGCAAGTCGCTTTGGATGGAACGACGACCTACAGCATCAAATTACTAACTCTGCACTACTTATACGTAAGTATCAACGTAGACTGCGACTAATTACAATGTAATGAGCAAAGGACAAATGATCTACGATATAGGCGTTCGCCTGGCGTGGAAGAAAAAACGTGGAAATGGTTATACAAATGTTTATCTTGGAACAGTGGACAGACCTTTTCAATTCGTAACAAGAGCAAGGTCTATTGATCACATTAATCGTAGTCCCGAAATGATTGCTAAAATGATGTCCTATGTAGGGGCGACAGGTAAGTCAATTTATGATTTCTATGTGTGTGAAGAGTTCTATAGAAACGAAATTAGCGAATCCTTTGCACACAAAGAAGAGGATTATGTACGTGAATTTGGAGAGTAACAAATAAATATAATATGAGAAACTTTATTTTTAGAGCCGAGGAATTAAAGAACTCACTAACCGAACTTCGTGAGCATGGAGTAAGCAAAGGGTCATGGACTGGATTTGCATCTCTATTTGACAAATACTCAATGAAGAAGGGTAGTACAACTTACATATACGCAGGAGCGCACCAGGGAAAGTCACAGTTTGGTTTTGAGATTATGATGAACCTATCTGAGTATAGCGGATGGAAGTGGGCTGTCTATAGCCCGGAGACTGGATCTCCGACAGAAGTTTTTGCTGAACTACTATGGGTATACTTGCGGAAACCTTTTTTAGTAAACGATCGCTTAACGGCGTCGGACGAAGAAGCGCAGCGTGCTGTAGACTTTATAAACGATCACTTCTATATTATAGATTCCGGACTACAAGACCTAAGTGTTGAGGCGTTCTACAATTGCGTGAAAGAGATAGAAGAGAACGTAAAGATAGACGGGTGCTTTATAGATCCTTTTACTGAGATAAAAACAGATGTGTCTACTGGTGTAAGGGATGATATCGCTATAGGACAAGTGTTAACTAAAGTACGTAAACATAGCGCGGACAATAACTACCATACTGTTGTAACGGTCCACACTAAGCATCAACAAGCAAAATATAAAGGCGGAATACCTTATGTAGATAAACCTACGATGAATGATATAGCAGGTGGAATGCAGTGGAGCCGCAAGGGAATGATGATATTAAACGTATGGAGATGTCCTTTTGGATTGGAAGATTCAAATGGTATTCCCTACGAAACTAACCAGGTAGAGATTACGATTGTAAAAGCCAAGCCTAAAATAGTAGGCAAGTTAGGTTCTGTAACCCTGTATTATGACAAACTTAGCAACAGGTATTACGAGAAGGATGCTAAAGGAGCAAGGTTATTCGCTTATCCGGACCCTAATAAACCAAGTCAAATACCAACTCCAACACAAGAAGAATTAGAATTTTAATATGGAAGTAGAAAGAAGTTGGGCAGAAGCCTACAGAAAAAGTTGGTGTGAAATGATACGCGCCTTCATAAAGTTTAACCTTACAGATGAAGTAGAAGTAATTGCTCATGATATTATATCTATAAAAGGTAAAGAATATAAAGTAGATGTTACTAACTACACTGGATCAGCAGAAAGATACATTTTTTTAAACCCTGCCAATGGTAGAATGGTTATAGAGAACTCTGGGCGTCAGAAAGTTTACAAGTTTGAAGTCGGAATTGTTGATTAATTTGTTATATTTATAATATGAATAGTGAACAATTAATAAAAGAAATATCGCAGGAGGTCACGGCCCTGCTCCTGGAGAAGAATACTGCCTACGGGGACTCGGCTCTCAACCCCGTAGGTATCTTCTCTAAGGGAGATGCGATTCAGAGTTTATGTGCAAGAATTGACGATAAGTTGATGCGTATAAAAAACAAAGGGATCAATGATTTAACTGAGGATACGGTTACTGATTTAATCGGATACTTAATCCTCTTAAAAGCGGCGATGAGGAAATGAAGTTTGTAGACATACCTCCTTTCATTAAAGATTACGCGCATGACATTACAAGACGTCGTGTCGCTATTAACCGTGAAAGATACGCAGGTACGAACAAGCAAAGAAAAGGTGTTAAACAATCTCTATTACTTGGAGAGGTAGATCGTGAATACTACACGGAATACATTGGCATCATAGGAGAATTGTTGACCAGGTACTACTATGAAATCAGCCCTACTCATACGTCGTATACTGCGTCAACACTTATTAAGGAAGGTCGGTTAGTCAAGGACGATACCGACCTTTCTGTTGTTAAGAATGGCGAGCGACAAAAGATAGGGATAAAGGCTGGAGAAGGATCTTATAAATTTAATTCGAAGGCACTTGAAAAAGAAGATTCGGATATTATAGTGTTTCTTTTGTTTACGTCTCCCACGGAATATGTGGTAGATAAATTTACCATTGATGACATACGTCAATGGGACTTAAAGCAAGGGCCATACGGCGCACCATACTATGAAAGAAGAATATAAAGAGGTAACTTTTTCGTTGCCTAAACCACCGAGCCTAAATAAATTTTACGCAGGTAAACACTTTGCTGTTAGGATTAAATACAAAAAAGATTACAATGAGCATATTGAAAAACAACTTGAAGCGTTTGATAAATTTCATGCTGAAACTTTTCAGATTGACGTCGTTCATAATACTCGGTACGACTGCGATAATGTTATACTTGTTATTAAGTTTCTCGCGGACTATCTCAAGGATAACGGGTATGTCAACGATGATTCAAAGAAGTATTTTAAAGGGCTTAACATCCGTGTTAAAAACGATGACGAGTCTATTGAAAAGGACGAGGTTTCTGTAACGCTTAAACTACACAACTACACAGAGTTATGAAACGATACGATAATTGTAAATTAACAAGATCACATATAGATGAAATACTAAAGGATATGGCATCTATATTTACAAATTTGGGAACAGATTCTACCTTGGCTGAAATACAGGAGGCCTATCAAAAGGAGAATGCGTTAATTGACCAGATCGCTGAATTAGATCCGGACAAAGCAAAATCTATAAGGCCTTATGTCAATTAATGAATATTACGAAGATATAACCGACTCAGAAGCCAACTTCTTATTAGAACTATATGACGTTATTAGAAGACTTGTATTGCTCGACATCGACGTTACACTCGTTCGTCTGGGCTATGAACTCGACACAAGGCCCTCAGAACTGGCAGATTATCTACCTCAAATATTAGTTATCTTGAATAAGGTAGAAGAAGAGTTTGAAATACGATAAGGCTATAATAGAAAAGGAAGCAGTTATATCCGCGCAGCAAGGTAAGTTGACTAACGAACTGGGCCGATTTATACTGCAACGCTCTCTTGAGATCGCTGGGCATTCTTTCGTTACAAACGGGAACTCAGAACTGAAGCAGGCTTTGATCGACGATGCAGTAATGCGAGTGTGCTTAAAGTTCCTTGAATACTACACAGAGGGTAAATGTGCTGCTAACTTAATTATATCCATGATATACTCAACGATGACTAATAAAATAGTATCTTTAAACTGGAGAGATGTTTACGGAGAAAAAATTAAAGGACGTATAATCGTGATCGAGAATGGTAAATCGATAAGCAAACTTGTTAGGTACACTAAAGACGATTACATAAGTAAAAAGTTATGATGGAGATTATTTATAATGACTGGATAATAGTTTCGGCAGTGGGGTTTTTATTCTCCTATCTGTTTATATTCGAACCTTATGGTTGGTTAATGGAGAATTTCCTCTCGTTTAAGCCATTTAACTGTGTTCTGTGCCTTTCTTTTTGGTCCAGCATACTCATATATAGTTTCATCGGTTTGAATCCTTTATACGCTATCTATTCGGCTTTGATCGCTGAACTAACTTATCGCAAACTTGTTTCGTGAGTAGTGTAAATTATAAAAGCGACCAGATATTTTTGTACTGGGACGATATTTCATTTACTAACTCTAACGATACCGGCAATGCCAATACCAATTCCGAAAAAGAACGAAACAAGAAGTAACTTTATAAGCAGATGTATGCAGAACGATATTATGATCGGTGAGTATCCCGAAACTGAGCAACGGCTCGCAGTATGCTACAGGTCTTGGAGTTCAGAGTCTAAGAAAACGAAATAATAAAGGGGGCTTTTAGCCCCCTTTGTGTTTACATATATTAGTACAGTTACATTCGACCGGTGCAGATTCGCACCACCTTACTTCACCCTCGTTCTTTTGTCGATCGTTCTTACCGCGAAGTAACCCCCTATCACTGTTACGCTTGCCATTTCCCATAAACTAATCCAACTATCGTTTACTTCTACAAGACCTAGTCCGTCAAAAAAGGTCATTAAAACAAGAAAGGAAACCACCACAATGAGTGTTAGTGGTCTTACGTTTTTAGATAACCAGGAATCAGATATCATATCCGCTTGCCACCGGCTGGTGATCTCCGCTTCTATAGACTTTCGTATTGCCTCTTTTTCCTCTGGTGTAGATACAAATCTATCTACAGCATTGGCAACCGCTTCCACAGTCTCCTTGGCACCCCCTGTTAATATGTTTTTTAGTACACTCATTATTAACTTCCACAGGCTTCGCACTCTGGATTATCAATGGAACATTGAGCATTATCATTCTTTGCTGAACTTTCCAGTTCTTCAATAAAATCCTGGAAGTCGTTTTCAAAACCGAAATCTGTGTCGTTCATTATCTATCTTTTAGTCTATCGTTTTCTCTTCTTAAGAACTGTACCTCTGTACGCAGTGCATGTACCTCTGCGGTTAGTTCTATAACCTTTTCGTTACTCTCTGTAAGCAAGTCTTCAAGTCTCTTAACACGATCTTTTAGATCGTCTCGATACGCGAAATCCTCCTGTCTGTTCATCTCTTTTTCCTGCTGCTTAACTTTCATCCTTCCTTCCCAGAATTTCCAGGCGGCGCCACTGGTAAGGGCGGTGATGACGGCAATAATTATTCCTTGTTGGTCCATTGCTTATGGTAATATTCAGTTGTTACTCTTTTTACGCTACTTAATGATGATAACCATAAAACAACCCACCCCCAGTGAGATGCTGATTTTAAAAAATAACCACACTCTGCATATAAGACAACAGTCATGCTAAACACTATAAAACTTAAGAAAGAAGCGGTTCTCCTTAGTTTAATATCTTTTCTTGCAACAGCAAACAATTGAAAAAAACCAATTAACATTCCTAATATCTGATAGAAAGGGATCCAGCCTAACTCTATAATAGTTGCAGGAAGCAATAGTATAAAATTCAGCATCCCAAGCATAATCTCCGTAGGCTGAGAATCAGCATACAGAAATATATCCTTCAGATTATTTAGGCACCTCTTTATCATCTTACATATTTAGTATGCCCATTTACCTTAATGGCTTTTAATACTTCTCTTCTATTTCCTTTTGACTTATAAGATACATGCACCCAGGCAGGTTCATCATCTGTTCCGAATTCCCAGATCAACTGATCAAAGTCGAGCCTGTTTTTTATATATTCAAATATCTCTCTGTTAGTAACGCCACCATAAACATCGGCATCAAGATCAAAGGCCTGGCCTTTACAGTGCTGAGATCTTTTTGACCCACCGATTAACTCGTTTAAAGCATTGGACCGGTAGCCAGATGATACGGCTATAGGCATTGAGAAATGATCTCTTATTGGCTGAAAGACGTTCTCGGCTATATCTTTGAGATTCTGCAAATGCTCCGGGGTTGGTTCGTTTGCAATCCCGTGCTTTATCGCAGTAGCAGACTTCATCACTTCCACAAGCGAAAGGTTCTTTGATAGCATCATTTGACATTATGGTTTGTTATAATACTGAGATAGATACAAAGTTATTGAATACCGTTAAATCTCCTAAAGAAAGAATCCAGAGTCCTGCAGAACCACCCTGCATACCTGCATCAATGATAGGAAGCGTTATCGTATGGGTTATTGGCCTCCCTTGAGTTCTTGTTTCATCAGTCACCAAAGAGAATTGCTTTGTGCCACTGTCAGTTTCATGGTTAAACCATATCGTAAAATCGTGAGAGTGTTGGGTAGTTGGTTGTAAGGCAATTTGTAGTGTAATAGAAACCACGGAACCGATGGCGAGAGAAGAAAAATCAAACAAAGACCCATTGTATAAAGTACCTGCATTTGATGATGTGTTAATTCCTAGTCCATCATTTACTAATGGTTCTATTATGTTTGCCGATACCGATCGGGGGGCATTCAATGTGTTCTCCCAATACTCAAATGTTTTTGAAGTACCTCCGCCACCAGCCAAAGAAAAGTAAGTAGCGGTGCCGTCTCGGTTCGCTCTTTTTACATGTGTAAATTCATTGTCCTCATGGAACTCAATAGAGTAGACTCCTTTTTCGCCAACGGTAGCACCACCAAAATTTAATAACTTTTTATCCTGCATTGCAATCTTTATTTATCGGTTCTTTAGGGTAGTAAATTGTCGAGTTGTAGGTGTCTGTTTCATCAAACACGTCATTATCACACCCATCCGCAGTAGCGATTCCGTAAAGTGCAGTATCGGCCTTAATGTACTCTACAACTCTTTTGTTTATATAAGCGAGTTTACTCTCGATAGTTGAAAGTATGGTGTCTAAAACATATTGATCAGCATTGCTTTCTTCTCTTTTTGTTCTCGAAGTCTCGCTTCTAAGTATAGATATGGCAGACTTGGCTGCATACATAGATAGAGAATACTTTACCAATTTAAATAAGCCTTCTTCGGCAGATGTCAAAGTTTGATTATAAACCTTATCTTCAAGATCTTCATAAAGACATGTGCCTAACAAGTCCTGCGTAGACGTGAACTGCTCTAACTGAATAATAGACAACAAAGATGCTCTATCCATTCTCTGTGGAAGAGGGAAGTTCTTGTAAAGATAATTGTCGTCTATGAATATAATTCTAACCATTTGAGATGTTATCTGTGTTTGCGCCTTTTATATTTTCCAAGTTGATTTCTTCTTCAACTATAGACACTTCCATTTTGTCGTAATCAACGGTGGATAACACACGGTTTATGCCGTTTAAAATAACCTCTCTGTTAGGTAGCGTTTCCGTTGCTCTAAATATTTGGTACGCTGAAACCAATTCGTTGCCAGTACCCCCAAGTTTACCGGATACCATAACACCAAACAAAGTAGGAGAGGTAACATTGTGAGCAGTAAGAATTTTAGCGTCGTTGAGTCTCGATAAGACATCAATCGTTTTGTCCAGGTTTTGTACATCAAGAACGTCTATCTGAGGCTTATCCTCAATTTTCTTAACCCATGATGCAATTATAGTTTCGCCATCTGGACCTGTAAAAGATTGCTTTAGTTTAGCGTACTCTTCAGCCTTTTGCTCGTTAGACATGTTGCGCCCAACAAAAGTAGCCATAACCTTTGGTGTAAACCCGTTCTCTGCTGTACTCTTAATATGTTTACCGAAGGCAAAGTCCGAAGATATAAAGTGGTATGCAGAGATGTAATTAGGTACTCCATAGTAAGGGTTTCCGCTATAAGGATTAGAAACGTAAAGAATCGCCTCTCTGCTTGTTTTGTCAAATTTATCAAACGCCTTAACTCTCTTAGGATCATTATGCTGTACAGAGTTTGCTCCATAGCCAAACGATCGACGAACGATATACTCTTTTACCCTACCGTCTTGACCTGGCTCTACTGCACGCACACCTTTGACATCCAAAGACTGCATTTCAAGTATTTTTGTTTTTTCTTTATTCCAGCGAATGTAAAGAGCATAAGCGCCCTTAGACTCATACTGGAAAGCGGCGTGATTAATAACGTGATGCAAGCCTTGATTCTGGCCGGCACAGTTCTTTAAGAACACTCTCAGTTCTTGTTTAGCCTTGTTGGTTTTTAGGAAAGAATCATCGTAATCGACGTCATTACCTGCAACCATTTTGGCTTTTTTAGTTAAAATACCTGCATGAACAGGAGATTGACGCAACATTTTTTCTAGGATAACCGGAAAATCGTCGTTTACGCCAAATTTTATATAATTACCTACAATTGTTTGACCTAATTTATAACGGCCATTTAGATCTTCAATAGAGTTTTCTAACTCATTGGAAGATATACTTTCACTTGTTGCTTGAACATAAGTGTTCGAGGCAAAGTAGTTTACGATGTTGTCAAATAGTCCCATTACTATAATTTACAATTAAAGGTCTGTTACAACTATAGTATCTCCGTAAATACTCGTACCCGGATTAGTGTACTCGTGATCAACAATATTACATAGATAAACAACATTGCTTCCTGCGTTTGATAGCGTTAAGTGATATTCTCCACCATCTAAGTCGTTTGTAACAAGATCTATGTTTATAGATATAAAATCTTTACAAGGATTAAGACCATGAATATCTGTTAGATTGTTAAGGGCAAGAGTTGCGCTACCAACAACCTTATCTAAAGTTATCTGAAAGTCATTAACTGTATAGTTTGACTTAATAAAAGAGATTGTGTTTACAACTCCTACCCTTAATCTTTTCATCTATTCCTCTTGTTTAGATTCTTTTAGTTCACCTGTAGACAGGTCTATCTCAACGTCCCCATGTTCCTCGCGGATCAATACTTTTTGTTGCTCTAACTGATCAAGCAATTCCTTGTAAGCGTCTACTGCACGAGACTCTTCTACACGCATGCTAGTGATCTGAGAATCAAGATACTTTAAGGTCTTGATGATTTTGTTCAACTCACTTAGTTGTTCCTCTGATAGTTTTTTAACGTCTGACATAATTAAAATTTATTTGTTAACCTAACAAATATACATAAATTTTCATTAATAAAGCACTGCTTGTCCTCCGGTTGCTCCGGCTGTCCAATTACTTGTTTCGTCTATAAACGCACCGCTTTCCATTGTAGCCTCAAACCCTAAACCTGTAGTTAACCCTGCATCGGCAGCAGTAGAACCCTTGCCTATAGCGTATAAATCTACTACCTCAGATGAGGTTAAAAGTCTATTAAACCAAAACGCTACATTATCAAAGTCTCCTGCTCTATCACCATTGCCGTTAAAAGCAACATTGATGTGCATATTTGTCTTAGGGAATGTCGCCCTTGTACCATTAGCCTGTGTAATAGTAGTTGTAAAAGCAACTCCGTTCCAGTATAGTTTTAATCCACTTGCTGCTGCTGCTTGAGTTGGGTCAAACGTACCTGCGATATGAGCAAATCCATCTGCATTAACAGGCCCTGTTGATGTGCTATGCCAACGTGAGATATTTCCAGATGCAGCATTTTGATTAAGCGCCCAATTCAAATGATGGTTAGAACTTCCGGCTCTATATCTAAATATAAGTCTATTAAAACCATAATCATAAATACACATAAGCCTATCTGTATTATTGCCGTTACCTGCATTAATATCAAATAGCAAAACATTGACATCTGTTGCAGCCCAAGATGGCTTTATCCACATACTAAAAGAAAAAGGACCAGCACTGTCACCGGCATCACCTGTGAAATTCGCACCACCATCGTTCTCGGCAAAGTCCCAATACAAATCGTTTGGAGTAGACGAGGTATATCCGTAGAAGTCTGATATTGCATGAGGTGTAGTAAAACCTACGGCAGCAGAAAGCGTAGCCAGGCTGCCACTTGTAGAGCCGATCTCAGTTCTTATGTCATCTATGCTTAAAGCACCACTACTTGGTAAGGCCATCAAGTCTTGATTTTAGTTCTTCAATTTGTGCTTGTTGCTCTTTAAGAGCCTCAATCAATACAGCAGTTATGTTTCCGTATGCTACGGACTTCATTCCTTCTTCGTCAGTATGTACAAGTTGTGGTACAACTTCTTCTAACTCTTGCGCTATAACACCCACAGACTGCTTCTCCTCGCCTATCTTATTGTATGTGACACCTCTCATCTGCTTAACAGACTCAAGTGCGTTAGGAAGCGTCTCTACGTTTTCTTTAACACGAGCATCAGAGAATGCTGTAATATCTCCTGTTGCTGTAAAAGAACCAGCAAGAGCATTACCATTAGAAGATAAATTTGATAGCCCTGCTTGAGCAGGAGTGTGTGTATGAGATGATGTAATGTAACCAGCACCATTGGTCAACTGATTGTTGTTGGTAGGGATAGATGGAAGTACCTCACTATCAATACGAGCGTTAACAGTATCTGCTGAACCTATAGAGTCATAAGCACCATCAGTAATCTGACTTCTGAAATGAGCAGGTGTTGCTTTTCTTATGTATCCATCATTTGTGTTTACATAAATATCTGTTAAGGCACTTGTTGTATTGCCGGATGTAGTGTTAATCCATCCAAAATCTACATAGCCACTACCATTAGTTCTAACAACTTTATTAGCCTGGTTATTTCTGCCTGTATGTAAATCTAGTCCATCAAGTAAATTAGAGTCTGCTGCTTTTCCGGAAGTAGTTAGGTATCCTGCACCATTGGTCAACTGGTTATTATTGGTAATATAGTTAGCATTAGTAGCACCTGTATAACCTAAAGTTGCTAATGTTACCTCCCCTATTGCCGTGCTTATAGCAGCGTCAGATGCGTAATTCTGTTCTCCTACCCATGTTTGTGTTGCATAACCTGCTGCTCCGTGGTCGCCCCAACCATTTGCTGTAACACCTCGTCCTACGTCTGCGGCAGAGAAATCTCTTGTGTCAAATATTTGATACTGAGTAGCACCAGCAGACCACCCACCTGTATGAAGTCTGTTTGATACTCCATCTAATCCAAAGAAAACAGCGTAATCTCCAGAAACATGGAATGCCATAAATGCATCATTGCTATTATCAGAAATAACTTGAAGAGAATGACTACCACTATCAGCATCTGCTATGTTCCCAGAAGACTTAAATCTGGTAGCACTAGTCCAACCTCCTGGTTCTTGAGTTCCTCCTTGAACAAGGTAACCAGCACCATTTGTAAGTTGATTATTGTTCGTGATGTAGTTAGCGTTGGTTGCTCCTGTGTATCCTAAACTTGATAAAGTTACAGTTGCTATCGCAGTTGATATTGCTGCATCAGATGCATAGTTCTGCTCTCCTACCCAAGTTTGTACGGCTGTGGCTGAACCTGCTGCGTCAAATGCAGAAGATAATTCATATGCTGCACTCTTAACTTCGTTTCCAAAGAAGAATGCTTTGTTAGTATCACCTTCTAATTGCAAAGGATGAGGTGCGTCATAACCACCGTCAACTCCATTACTGCCATCTCTATCGGCAAGTATGTAAAAGTTGTTACTATTTACATGAATGTAAAAGTCATCAGCACTTGAGGTGTTGTCTATAAAGGAAATCGTTCCGTGAGAACCTTCTATTGCAATAGAACCAGAAGCAAATGTTTTAGTTCCTGTTATAGTTTGATTACCACTTGTTTGAACAAATGAAGAACTATCAATACCATCAAGTAAGTTAGAGTCAGCAGCCTTGGCTGTAGCATCAAGTTTACCTCCAAGAACAGGTAATACTTCGGTGTCAATTATATCATTAACTGCAGAGACAGCAGTGTTTACCTCAGCATCAGTAGCGTATGTCGATGGTATAGATGTTAAGTACCCAGCAGAAGCATGATTGCCCCATCCATAAGCCGTGTTCCAATTAGAAACATTAGTAGAACTAAACTCATCACTTGTCCAAATTTGTCTCCATCCTGGAGCGTAACTACTTCCTTGGTCATTGTAAACATATATAGAACGACCACCTGTTCCTGTTGTTGGCCTTGTTAACCTAACGTGTTTGTATGTTCCTCCGAAACACTCAATCAAACACCCTGCTAATTCAACTGATTCAAAACCTACATCAAGGTCACTGTTTCCTGCATAACTCCATCCAACTTTATAGGCTCTATAATTGTCTTGGAAAGCACCGTGTTCATTCGTTAGTTCGGCTATAAATGAAGCCGTTGTCGTAGAGTCGTTAAGTGTGATGTAACTAAAGGTAGCATAGTTACCTGCGTTTTGCTTTGCATCTATCGCAGGGAATACCTCTGTATCAATTCGAGTGTTTACAGCACCAATGTTGTTTGCAATCGTTGTGCTAAAGTTAGCATCATCTCCTAATGCAGCAGCAAGTTCGTTGAGCGTGTCTAATGCCGCAGGCGCAGAGGCTACAAGGTTTGATACGGCTGTGTTTACATATGATGTAGTTGCGTATCCTGCTCCGTTAGTGAGTTGATTGTTGTTTGTGATATAGTTGGCATTAGTAGCACCTGTATATCCAAGTGTAGCAAGAGATAAATTGCCACTATGATATACGTTGTAGTCTGTTTCAGATGCTCCAACTCTAAATTTAAGGCCATTTACATTAGGGGCATTTAATATAAGGTGGTCATCCGCATCATTAGATACACCTATAATCAACTCATTAACCTCTCCACTTGTGCTTGTGCCATAGGCATGGTATTGTATAAATCCAAAGTCTGATGGGTGATTAATATTAGTGCCGTCTTTTTCTGACTCAAAGAAAATAGAACTAATACCAACCGAGTTTCCTTTTAAAACTAAGTTGTCAGCACCGGAATGATATTGAGACGCTGAAGTATATGTACCTCTTGTCTCGCTACCTGCAATAGTCAAACTACTTGTTACGGTAGATGTAATAAATCCATAGGAATTGTTCCACCCTGTATTGCCGTCAGTTATATATCTTGCACCGT